GTTAATTCCAACTCAAAATTCGTTAAATTCTCGTCAGTATATCCTTGCGCATATAAGTGTACTAACGCAATTTTAGTTAATTCACTCACTACTATACGTTGAATACGCTCAATTGTACGAGCAAAACGAATATCTTGTTGTGCTAATGTAGATTTACCTTCAACGTCAGCTTCATATCCTAAGAATGCCTTAGGAACTTTCATAGCAGCTAACATTTTATCTCTTAAATATACTACGTCTTCAATTGCATTATATTCAAGACCAGGTAATGTTTCAATTTTAGTATTTGTATTTCCACCTCTAACAGGTACATAGAAATCTTCATTTACGTTCATCATGTTGTAACGTAAATTATATTCACCTGTTTTAGGATCTGTAAATGGAGTACGTTGTGTTTGCGTTTTTAATTTTTCCATGAATGTAGGAATCTCATTCGGTGGAATATTTCCTGTATCAACATAATAAACACGACGTTGCGGTGCTCTTAAAATACGGTGAATTAACATTGCATCTTCCATCAATGCTAATTGCTTAAATATCTTACGAGCTGGTTCAATATATGAACGGCCATAAGGAAGGAAGTTATAGTCACCTAATAATCTAAAGTTTGCTATTTCATAGTTTTCAAACTTAACACTTGTTTTATCACTCATTCCTAATACACCTGTATATGATGCATTTGGTTCAACTCTAAACTCCACATAAGCTGGGTTTTTAGGGTCAAGTCCTTCTACACGGATAACGTTGTAAACGTTAAGAGGTATTACTTGATAAACACCATATTTTTCTGAGATGTGTAAATGTAGATAAAAATCACCATACTTACACATTGAGCGAACCCAACCCCAAAGGTTAAATTCGATATTTAATATATCGTAGAATAAATTATATAATATTCTTTGAATATTTTCGTCAGGTGATTTAATAGCTAACACTTCACCTGCACCATTTTTAAGTGTAGATTCGTCAGCTACAATATCCAATACAGATGCTACGATTGGATCACCGTCCATTACTTCATAGTCATTGTATAACTGCGGTCTTAATATTGTATAATTAGAGTAAGGAGCATTACCAATGTATGTACCTAAACCACCAGTATATATTCTCTGGTATCTTTCAGGGTACATATTGGTTTGTACTACTCCTGTTGATTGAATATGATCAGTGTCTATTACTGATACTTGATTACCACCAACATTACGAATAATAACGTCAGTTGAAAATAATCTTTTTAACCTACCAAATAAAGATGTGTCTATCATGTGTATAAATATTTTTATCCTAATAACCAAGTAAGATCTTCATTGCCATGATCCGTAGGCATTTGCCATGCGTTAGGTGCATTATGGCCTCTAGCAGCATATGGATTCATAAATCCTTTATCTACTGAAAATCCTGTTAAGGTTGCGCGATCTTGTTCCATATTGTGTTTTCTAAAACGCAATGCTGTATCACGTAAATATAATCCCATAGCAAATGACATTACTAAGTCGTCATTGTATCCGTCTTGTGCTTGGGCTTTACTGTTTTTCCAAATGAAAACCTTCATTTCTTCTATTAATCGTTTTGAGCGAATAATACATGATTTTTCATGTGCATATTCTCTAAATTTTTCAATCATTAGTGGTCTAGTTTTTACAGATGTAGTAAAACCAGCCACTAAATTTCCATCACTTTCATATCGTCTAGCCCATTGATCAGATGTTAATGCATCTTGTTTTGGAGAATAATATAAATTTCTATATCCCCTATCAATGGCTGTTTGTACTGTATCCCAACCTACGTTAGCATTTTCTATTGATAACAAAGCATCATTATATTCTGATGCTATACCTACTAACATATGGCCATAATCACGAGTACCAATTTGTCCTCTATATTCTGCTACTTGTGTTGCATTTTCAATATCAAACACATGACACGCAGAATAGTCTTTACCATCACCTCTAGCTACGTCGGCTACTACTAGATAACTTTTGCTATAATCGGGTTGTTCCCATATCCATAAGTTACCATCTACACTTCTTTTTTCAAGTGGATCTAACAAATTAGCTTCAAACCATCCTATAATTTCAGGTTCAAATACTGTATCCCCTGAAGTTGCAAAATCACAATCACACTCTTGAGCAGCCATCCTTAAACCCAAATCACTATCTTGTCTAACCCTCCATTCTTGATTTCGTTCAGGATGTACACTCCATGGTAAACGAATAGGTACAAATGAATTGTCTCCTATTTCTGCTTTCTGCCATGTTTGGTGAAACCAGTTTCCTGTACCATTAGGAGTAGACAATGCTATACATCCACCACCAGTAGCTAAGGTTTGTTGAGCAGAAGCAAATATCTCTTCAATACTTTCAATGAACGCAGCCTCATCTATTATCAGTAAAGATACTGCTTCAGATCTACCAGCATCGCTAGCAGCCGAAACAGCTTTTACTTGAGAGCCATTTGCCAATTTAAGTAAAAGTTTGTTGTTTTCCAAAGGTTTCTCAGCACCTTTTAACCACGAAGGTAGATTGTCATACATAAATCTTACCTTAGTAACCATGTTTTTAGCAGTGTCTTGCTTAGTTGCAATACACAACACGTTTTTATCTTTATGGAATAACATCATCCATAATGAAAAACCAGCTACAAGAGTAGAGATACCTAACTGACGAGATTTAAGTACTATGTTGTAATTATTTTTTTGGAATTGATATAGTACTTTTTCTTGGAAAGGATATAAATGGAATTGTATGCGACCCCTAGTTGGGTGTTGGATCATACAATATTTTTTCATGAAATGTGCAGGATCCGTCATGCATTTAACGTACTCCTGCTTAATTATATCCTTAATATTCTGATCGCTCATGCACGTGTTTATATATAAATATATAGGTGCATGTAGAAATTATTATTTAACAATAACACCGATTACTATACCAGCAGCAACACCTACACCAACGCCTTTAATACGGCCCCAAAATGCTTTTTTCTTTGCTGTTTTAAGATCTTTTTCTAATATACTAACGAGATCTTTTGATATTTGTAATTGTTGAGTTCTAATTTTAATAGCTGAATCGGCTTTATTTAATGCTGATTTATTAAAATTGAGTGCTACTTTTAATGTATCTACTTGGCCACTTAATAATTTGTTTTGGTCTTTTTCTATACTTACTTCAGTAACTAAAAAATCTTTTTCAGTTAATTCTTTCACTACTTCATTACCTACATTTTGATCAAGAGCTAAATCAACACCGATTTTTTCTACATGAACATAGCGTTTTACAAAAAATGAATCAATAACGTCTTTGGGAAGATTATTTAGTGCAGCTAATGCTGCTTCTTTTTCTTTACGTAATTTTTCTGCTTTAGCTTTTGCTTGAACAACTGCAGCATCTGCTTTATAGGCAGCTGCTTCATAAAATTCAGATGAATCTTGTAAACGCTCTTTTTCAGCCATTACTTCTTTAAACTCCTCTTCTTTCTGTTCAATTTGTTGCTTTAATACTTTAATTTCTTTTTTATGATACTTGTTATTAAAAAGACCAAGTAAAACAAATAATAAAATAATAATAGCAATTATTAATAACGGTTTTTTGTTTTTAGAAATAATATCTAATATTTTTTTCATACAATTATCCTTTATAGTTTACAAGTTTTTGCATACGCTCATATATGTTTTCATAATCTTTGAACGTTGGTTCATAGCTTACATCTTCAACACCTGTATCTTCCATTATTTCATCATCGATATCTTCAATATCAATATCTACGTCTACTTGTTTTTCAGGGGCAGATGGAGCTATAGTTTTACCTAATTTTTTAGCTACAATTTTAGAAAGATAATCAGCATTTACTGATTTGAATTTGAAATCAAGTGATTTAAGTACTTTATCTTGTACTGATGGTTCTAATTCTTTGATTTTATCTACTAATGTATCTATTTTTTGTGTTAATACATCTGTAGCTAATTCTTTACTTTTCTTAAGTGCTTTTTTATAGTCAGCAGCATTTAAATCGCCTTCTTCCTCACGAATAGCACCCAAACGTGATCTTGATTCTTTATAATTATTGATAATAGATTGAATTAATCTATCGTTGTTTGTAACAAATTCAACTGATGCTTGTGATACAGGATCCATTGTTATTGGAGGTGCTTTTTCAATATCTGTTGCACCAGGTTCTTTTTCAAATTCATCTTCACCTTCATCTTCAACAGTATCTTCAGGATCTAAAATATCTTCAATATCCTCGTCTTCATTTTCAGGTGTTTCAGGGATATCTTCTGTTTTTTCTTGTTCTGTGCCTACAAGAGCACCAACATCAATTAAAGCAGCGAATATAGGATATATACGGGGCATTTTACCTTCAAAACCAACACCAGCAGCAATTGCAGGACCAGTGGTTTCGTCTTTGCCATCAAGGAATGCTATAATATCCTCTAATTTTTTAGGACTAATTGGACCACCAGTTTTAATACCTTTAGCTTTTTCCTTAAAATCAGCTGCTACTTTAAATGTGGCTGCTTTACGTGCCATTTCCATGAGTTCAGTTTCACCTAACTCAACAGATCCACCCATTCTTAATTTTGAAACAGCATTGGTTTTTTCAGTAGGAGGTAAAGCACTAAATCTTTTATCTTTTTGCAATTCATCTTCAGCAGCTTTACCTACATATAATGCTTCACGAACACGTGATTTAATATATTCTTTTAATTCGTTTTTTTTCATTGTTTGTTGTTTGTGTCCGTTATAAATATTTATTAAATGTTTCTAACACAATGCTAATGCGCTCCTCTGTTGTTCCTTCAATTTCCACTAATCGTTGTGGTGGATATTCGTCAAGCAGCTCACGTATTGTTTTATCGATCTTGAATCTATACGTTAAATCTGTTGTTCTAACGCCGTTATCTTCAACTTTAACACCACGAGGACTAACATAAAATACAATATCATAATAGTCTTTTAACAGTAAAGCGGCGTCTACAAATGTATTTTTTTCGTATTTGCTTATGGATTGTGCACTTAAAGTAAATGCACATACATCCCATATAGTACGATCTGTCAGTACATTATCACGCAATACTTCGCTAGCACGTTCAGCCAAAAATATCATTTGACCAGGTATTGTAGAATCAGTATTTAACGGAATACCTAAATCACGTAAATACTTGCTACGTTCAGTAGCAACATAATAATCTTTAAATTCAGGCAATTCAGCTAGTGCTTTAACTAATGTAGTTTTACCTACTGACATTGTACCTGCAAAACCTATCTTCATTATAATCTAGTTTTAAATAATGGATTTTTAGCTGGTGGAAGTCCTGTATGATTACGTTTTAAATCTTTAAGTACTTCAACTGTATTGCCTTGATAAATGCCCCAGAAATAATATTCTTTTTTATTATCTGGTGTAATTAAGGCAGGACCTTCTACATTATGTAATACCCAAATCTTTTCATTTGCTTTAGGGTCTTTTTTGTCTGTAATATCATGACCTAAACGTGTTGTCTGAGAAATAACTAATGTGTGTCCTTCTGTTGTTTTAATTTTTCTTTCCATTTTTTTCGTTTATTTTTTTCATTTGTTTTTCAATCTTCTTTTGCTGCTTTACTTCCTTAGCTATTTGTTTTAATTTTTTCTCAGCACCAGCTTTATATTTAATATCTACTTCAATAGGACCCTTATCAAATTTATCTAAATCAAATTTCCACGTTTCAACAGTAAATTCATCTTCGTATGTACGAGTAAATTTGCGTGGATGATCTGTATGTACTATTGTTTTTGGTCTGCCTCTACGTTCTTCCATAATATAAAGGTACAATCAATTATTCTGTTTCCAAAAGTTGTGTTAATTCTACAAGATGGCTGTGTTGGATTAACTTTTCAGCAACATAAATACCATGTGCTCCTGAAACTGTAATACCACGAGCTGATAAAGCATCACCTACAAAGTGTACATTTGGATATGTTGTTAATGATAAATCGTGATAATTAACTAGTGGTTCAGGTGATAGGTACTTTACCTCAGGAATATACATTCCCCAATCATCACCAAAATTAAATACACTGTTCATATTGTCAATAAAATTCATTATATAATCAGCATATTCTCCAAAAGCATTTTTAAATACACCCAAATCACCTACTTTAGTTGCTTTAATAAGAGCATATTCTGATGTAGTGCTTATTTCTCTACTTGGTGAGTAATATAATCCACCACCATGTTCTGACCAATCAGCACCTAAATCTAGTTTTAATGTTTGACATTTCTGTACTACATCACGTGACCATTTAAATGGATCTTCAATACCCTTAATTTCCATTAAAATACCAAAATTAGTCATATCATTTCTAAATTCTTCTCCTTTTTTAGCGTGGCCATTATAACTTACGTCGCCATAGGTTTCTTCGACAGCAACATATGCAGCATTATTGTTAGTACAAAAACTGCGAAGAGAAACATTATCAAATTTTTGGTAAAGTTTAAAATCATAACTTATATCTATTAATTTTTGAAAATATTTTTGTGGTGCTTCAAATCGAACACCAATTTGTACTGATTTGGGTTCAGTTGGTAACTTGTAAGTATCAGATAATTGTTGAGCAAAATCAATACCTGATTTACCTACTGCGAATATTAATTTATCGTAAGCATTTAATGCTACAAACTCATCTTCACCTTGTTTGTATTTAATAATCAAATCTTGAAAATCAATATCAGTAATAGTAGTATTCCAACTAAAATTAACCCCTTTATCAACTAAATATTGATACCATGTTTTAGCAATCTCATGTAAATAATTTGATCCAATGTGCCATACAGGAAACATTCTCAAACCAAAGTATGGTTTAATAAATTCAGGTTCTTCCTGAGGATCAGACATGAATATTTCTTCTGGTTTTGGGTGGAAACGTCTGAAGTTACTAATAACTTGATCCATTAATTGCATGGCTTTTTCCTCACCACAATACTTTGATAATTGACCACCAATTGCTGTATGGTAAGTTAATTTACCATCAGACCAACCACCAGCACCTAGCATACCTGTCATTACCTCTTCAGGTAAGCGGTTGTGTGGGTCATTACCTCTATCAATTACAGTAATTAATTCTCCAGGATAGCCATTATCAACTAGTTTAGTTGCTGCATTAATACCTGCAACTCCAGCTCCAATAATTAAAATTCTTTTATCCATATCGGTTTGTTGTTTAATTTGTTCCAATTTAATCCTTTAATTTTTATTTTATCTTGAATATAATAAGTTTTATATGCCTCTATTGTATCTTCATTTTTATATTCTTCAGGCATTGCTTGAGGTGGTGGTGTAAATCCATTATCAGGAAGATTAGGTTCGTTATCACGACACCATTCAAGTACATCTTGTGTTTTATGGTGTTTTCCATAACGTAAAGTAAATTGACGACATACTTCCAGACCATGTTCTACAAGCCACCTATAATGTTGAATTGATTCGCGTGTCCATTTAGTTGATGGGTGGTTGAAATGGGCACGTTTGTATGGTGCTTCACTACCAACAGCCCAATGTGCTGTACATAACATTTGAGCAGATTCAATTTGCATCTTGCGGATATGGTCGTCACATAGTTCTTGTGCTGCAACGACTGGATCTGTATTAATATAAAATATATTCATAATATAAAGTTAGTATTTTTATTTGGTTTCCCCAAAATAAAAAAAGTGGCGCATCCTTTTTCAAGGAGCGCCACAGCTGCTATATATATAGAACCTCTAATGAGGCGACTAGGCTATGAATCTAGTCTGTGTGTTATTCTTCAGATTTTGCTTCTTCAATATCTAAATCACCTAACATAGATCCAACGTCTGGTCTTGGTCTAGATGTTTTAGGTTCTTCTTGTTTTGAAGTATATCCTTCTCTAGATACTAATTCTTTAACTTCTAAGCTATTGAAAATAGGATTTACTGCTGGTTGAGGTACATTTCTTTCCTTAGCGTAATCGATTTTTTGTACTCTTTTACCATCTTTTTTAGCTTTAAATAAGAATACTAAAGCAGCAAGTTCGCTATTTTTAATACCTTCAGGAGCAGCTCCAGAAGCTTTAGCTTGCTTTAAAATTTCTTCACCTTTTTCTGTGATAGTATAAGCACCACCAGTACCTGCTGTACGGGCC